GACCGGTTACTCCTTGTGGACCTTGTGGACCTTGTGGTCCTTGTATTCCCTGCGGACCTTGTGGTCCTTGTGGACCGGTTACTCCTTGTGGTCCTTGTGGTCCTTGTGGACCGGTTACTCCTTGTGGTCCTTGTGGTCCTTGTGGACCGGTTACTCCTTGTGGTCCTTGTGGTCCTTGTGGTCCTTGTGGACCAACAGCTTGCAACCCGTTAGCATAGAAATAATTTCCAGCAACAATATTGCCCACTACACCCAGTGTCGTACCAATAGTGGCACTGTTATTGATTGTTATAGCATTTACAGTTGCATTGCCAGATGTGTTTAATGTTTGACCTGTTAAAGATGCACCAGCATTACCAACAATAGCAGCAGATACTGTAGTAAATGTAGCAGTAGTTGCCGATATTCCGTTGTTAACTACAAGAATACCTTGTGGTGTGCTTAAAGTAGTTCCGCCTATATCTATAGTATTTGCAGCAACATACAAAGTATTCCAACGTTGAGTTGCGCTACCCAAATTATATGTAGCATTGGCAGAAGGCAATATGTTACCAGCTATAGTAACAGTTCCAGTTACTCCCAGGCCTGAATTAATAGTAACACTGTTGTTTACTGTTAATGCGTTGGCCGTGACGTTTGCGTTAGAGTTGATGTCGCCTGTAATCAAACTACCGCTAGTCAAAGAAGTAGCTGCTTTAACTGTCGAATTAGACACCAGCGAACTAACTGTAGCTATTCCAGTTGCACTCAATGAACTAACTACCGCAGTATTGCCCCCACCTGTGCCTAAAGTACCGTTTAGTGCTCCGTTGAATCCACCGGTAGCAGTAAAAGAAGTACCTGTGTAAGTTTCACCGTTGAATGTTGCACCTGTATTACCAAAAGTTGCAGCATTTAATTGTGTAAATGATCCAGAATTTGTTACAGCATTACCAATTGGAGTATTTTGTAGGCCACCGGCCACACCTAATGTGGATCCGACAGTTGCAGTGCCGTTTACAGTTAGTTGTTGTACTGTGGCATTACCTGTAGTGCTAGTTGAACTGAATATCGCGGTATTGCCGCCAGCAGACCCAACCGGACCATTTAGTGGACCGTTAAAACTATTAGTTGCGGTAAAAGTTGCTCCAGATACAGTACCAGCTGTTACTGTTGGAGCTTGCAATGAGTTAAAATATCCAGTTGCCCAATAATTAGTTGTGCCTCCCAAAGATAAAGATGCATTACCTTCGGGTGTTATGCCAACATTACTTTGCCAACTAGTAGTAGCATTATCATATACAAAAGTGGCAATCGGAGTCCCTGCAATATTGCCTGCCCACAGACCTGCTCCGTCGGTACCAACACTGGTTGACTGATTATTGGCTAATAAAATATTTTTATCGTTAATTGTTACTATCTGAGAATCTATAGCAAATACATTACCAGTTACCCTTAGATTGCCTTCGATTATAACACTGCCGGTACCACCAGCGCCAGCTGGTTCGATTGTAATAGTGTCGCTGGTAGAAGTGATTGCATTACTGGCTATGGTAATTTCGCCTATAGACAATGAATCACTGACACTGGTTACATTTGGCTGTGCTGCTGTGGTTAATGTGCCAGTTAACAATGAACCTGTGTTACCAATTTGTGCAGCTTCAATCGTTGTGCCCGTTAGTGTTCTGGTAGAAGTCACTGCTGTATCTGACACTGTTAATACATTTGCAGTGCCGGCGCTGCTTACAGTAACTGGGCCATTTAGATAAACTTTTACATTACTGGTGCCATTTTGAATACTGGTTGCATCTATTCCGGTTAACTGACTGCCGTTGCCAAAAAGATATGAACCAGAAATATTACCGCTGGTTGATAAATTTCCAACAATAGTATTTCCAGTTACTCTTAGTGTTGTGCCAACCGTAGCAGAATTGTTCACAGTTATGGCATTCACTGTACTGTTTCCGCTTACACTTTCGCTGGTAAAAATAGCAGTGCTGGGCGTTACATTACCAATTGGTGTATTTTGTATTCCGCCTTTGGCTTGTAGTGTAGTAGTGGCAACTACGCTGGTATTAACTGTAAGACCATTTACTCTGGTATTGCCGCCCGAAACTATGGTAGTATTGCTGAATATGGAATTAGCAATAAAAACATTGGGATTGGTTAAAAGTCGTGTCCAAGCATTGTTGCTAGTGGTATACTGGTAAGTAATACCATTAACATTTGCTGTTTGTCCATTACTTGGATTGCTTGGAAACGACATGCTTATTCCTTGTTATTGTTATTTAATCAAATTGATATGATGTTTTAATCTCATTTATTTTGAATTGTTTGGGTTATAGTCATTTGCTTAGTCCTTATTCATACATTATGTTTACTGAGCCGGCATCGAAAGTATCAGTGCCGTTGACCGTGGTTAATCGGACCCTGTCTAAAGTGGCGGCCAACGATTTTGCACCAGTGGTTGAATAAATGTATCCTGCTGCTCCACCGGTTCCACTTAAACTACCGGAACATGTCCAAGTATTTGCAGAACTTGATAGTTGTGCAATTGTAAACATACCGTGTAAAACGTGAGTGGCACCACTAATTGGTAGTCCAAATCCTGCCGTATAATTTGATCCACTAACTGTGGCACCCAGAAACGTTCCTACTCCCAAGTAACCAGTATTTTCAACCCCACTGGCAGTGCCTAATTGTATTAACCAGTTACTAGTTCCGCTGGTCGAAACCCCACTTAACATCAATGTAATTCTCTTTGCCCAACTAGGAATTCCAGTAAAATCTATACTTGTGCCGCTGGTAGTTGCTTGAGCGGTTCCTGACACAATTGGATATGTTGTGCCTGTGCTGGATGTGATAGTTCCTGAAGTAGTAAGATTACCGGTTGTAGTTACATTACCAGTAACTGCTAAATTACCTGAACTTGATATTGCGTCTATTGCTGCTGTTCCGTATGGCATTGTTTATTGTCCTTTAAACCCAGGTACCTATGCTGATGTTGCTGCCCGATGCTCCTACAGGGTAAATCATTACATACGCCCCTGTTAGTGTAGTGTAGGCGCCGCCCGGTGCTGCTGTTAATTGGTATTGTGGTATGAATGTTCCACCTGCATTAATTGACACAGATCCAGATATATACATTGCACAAAGCAATCCAGCAGTGGTAGAAGTATTAGTTACTGTAACGAATCCAGCTTGAGTTGATACTGCGCCTTGAGTGCTAGATCCTGATATTGCGCTATTAGTGCCAGTAGAAGTAAAAGTTACTCTACAATCAGAAAATATATTATTAATTGTAGCAGTTCCTCCAAATCCGAATTGTAAAGCATGGCTAGTAATTCCAGCCGACTTAGTAAAGGTAGCTCTAATTTCATAATTATAAACTGTACCAGCACTTACTGTGACACCAACTCCAAAAATATTTTGAGCGGTGTTAACATTTGATCCAACCAATGCACTATTCAATCTATAATACTGCATTCCTGGCACAACACCACGCTGTGTGCCCAAGGGTGTGAAGTATGGTACTCGACCATCATACTCAAATTCGCCGGCCGTTGCAGACCCTAGTGTCATACTACTAAAAACTAGTCCGTTGGCTGCTGTTAGTAAACCACCCGAGCCCACAATGAGTCCAGTTGTGCCATTGCTCTGTAACTGTAGTTCACCACTAGCGTCGGCTGAGTAAACTAAGCCTGTGGTTGATGTTGTTGATGCGTTGATAATGCTTGCCATAGTTATTAATTTTTTGGATATTTGTCTTTGACTGCTTTTAAAGTTTGGTAAAAATCTGAGTTTTTATCTAAAGATTCTTGGTCTATTGCGTGCCAAATCATATCCAATTGATCAGAAATCAACGGATACTCAGGTTTTCTTTTTTCAATATAAGTCAGTGATTGGATACGATTGTTTTCTGCTTCTACTAACTGAGCAATTTCTTCTTCAGTAAGTTCAATGATCGTTTCTTGACCTGTTACAATATTAATTATTCTACGATGCATTACTTTCTCCAAATTTTATTCGTACATGATGTTTACTGAGCCGGCGTCAAAGGTGTCGGTACCGTTGACTGTGGTTACACGCAGGCGGTCAAGGGTTCCAGAAAGAGTAACATTACCCGCTACTATGTACATAGCACCTGTACCGTTTGTGTATAAGATTGACCCACTTGCAACCCAAGTATTGTTTGAAATTAAGGTGAGAACTAAATGTCCTGTGCTGACCGAGCTTGCCAATGTTCCTGCATATACAAGAAAACCACTGGTTATATTTCCTTGTCCAGTTCCTGAATTAATTGCACCATAGTTGCAAAAATATCCCGAAGTTGTATAACTTCCTGCACCTATTTGAGTTTGAATAAATGACGATCCATTGGTACTTACGCCACTAAACATCACTGTAATTCTCTTGACCCAACTTGGGATTCCTGTAAAGTCGATAGTAGTTCCAGTGGTTGTTGCTTGTGCAGTGCCAGAAGTCAATGATCCCAACTGTACTCCAGTGCCAGTTCCTGGCAGTGTTAACCTATTTGTCCCATCAAGTGTTATTGCCATTTAAAATATCCTGCCATTACTGTAAAATTTTTAACATTTATAGTACCACCCATTTTTGACCTGATGCTATAGTAACTGTTACCCCATCTTGTATTGTTAATGGCCCAACACTAACTGCACTATTACCAGCTGTAATAGCCACATTTGAAGTAATAGTAGTCAAGTTGTAGGTTACAAAACTGCTTACAGGTCCACCACCGCCAGCTGGGCCGCTGGGGCCTTGTGGACCTTGTGGACCTGTATTACCAATCGGACCTTGTGGTCCTTGTGGACCAGGTACATTACTTATTCCGCTAGGTCCTTGCGGTCCTTGTGGACCTGTATTACCAATCGGACCTTGTGGACCTTGTGTGCCTATTCCGCTGGGGCCTTGAGGGCCAGTTGGTCCTTGCGGTCCTTGTGGACCGCCTGCATTTCCCTGTGGTCCCTGTGGTCCAATTACACCTTGTGGTCCCTGTGGTCCCTGTGGTCCCTGAGCACCTTGTGGTCCGCCGCCTGGGCCTATTGCTCCTTGTGGTCCCTGTGGTCCTTGTGGACCAGGCACATTACTTACACCGCTGGGACCTTGTGGTCCTTGTGGTCCTGCTCCACTGGGTCCTTGTGGTCCTTGTGGTCCGGTTACACCTTGTGGGCCTTGTGGGCCTGCTCCACTGGGTCCTTGTGGTCCTTGAACTCCCGTATTACCGATTGGACCTGTGGGTCCTTGTGGTCCTGTAGGCCCTTGTGGTCCGGTTACACCTTGTGGTCCAGTTGGTCCTTGTGGACCACCGCCTGGGCCAATATCTCCTTGTGGTCCTTGTGGTCCGCGCGGACCTTGTGGACCAGGATCACCTTGTGGACCAAAATCTCCAGCTGGTCCTGTGGGACCTTGAACTCCTATACCAGTAGGACCTCGTGGACCTTGTAGTCCTCTAGGCCCTTGTGGTCCCTGTGGACCGCCCGCATCCCCCTGTGGTCCTTGCGGTCCTCTTGGACCAACAGTTCCAGTTGCGCCTGTAGGACCTGCTGGGCCGGACGGACCTTGTGGACCTTGTGGACCTTGTGGACCTGCTGCTGGTCCTTGTGGACCTTGTACTCCCCTAGGTCCTCTAGGCCCTTGTGGTCCCTGTGGACCGCCCGCATCCCCCTGTGGACCGCTAGGACCCTGTGGTCCTTGTGGTCCTTGTGGCCCTTCGTAACCTTGAGGGCCTTGTGGACCGATTGATCCTTGAGGGCCTGTTGATCCAGTTGGTCCTTCTGGACCAGCCGGGCCTTGCGGTCCTTGTAGTCCTATAGGGCCTTGTGGTCCTTGTGGTCCTTGTGGTCCGCCCGCATCCCCCTGTGGACCGCTAGGACCCTGTGGTCCTTGTGGTCCTTGTGGACCAGGCACATTACTTACACCGCTGGGACCTTGTGGTCCTTGTGGTCCTTGAGGGCCTTGTGGACCGCCTGCAGGACCCTGTGGTCCTTGTGGGCCAATTTCTCCTTGTGGTCCTTGTAATCCACGAGGTCCCTGTGGTCCAACTTCTCCTTGTGGTCCTTGTGGTCCTTGTGGACCTCCTGCAGGTCCGGTATTGCCAGTTGGACCTTGTGGTCCTTGTGAACCAACTTCTCCCTGTGGACCTTGTGGCCCACGAGTTCCCCTTGGACCCTGTGGTCCAACTTCTCCTTGTGGTCCTTGTGGTCCTTGTGGTCCACCGCCAGGTCCAATGTCTCCCTGCGGTCCTTGCGGTCCTTGAACTCCTGCAGAACCCTGCGGACCCGGAGGTCCCTGTGGTCCAGTATCTCCCAACGGTCCAATTGGACCTGTGGGTCCTTGTGGTCCTTGCGTTCCTATTCCCTGTGGTCCCTGTGGTCCCTGTGGTCCCTGTGGACCTTGTGGACCACCTGCATTACCCTGTGGGCCTTGTGGACCCTGAACCCCTTGATCGCCAATGTCACCAATTGGACCCTCTGGACCTTGCGGTCCTCTTGGTCCTTGTGGTCCCAATAAACCTTGTGGTCCTTGTGGTCCACGTGGTCCTTGCGGTCCTTGCGGTCCCTGTGGTCCCTGTGGCCCTTGCGTTCCTATGCCTTGTGGTCCTTGCGGTCCTTGTGCTCCAGTGACTGAACTATTTCCTACTAACAAAGAACCGTTAGCTGACACACTTAAACTGGTATCTCCCAGATAAATTGTGTTTGCAGCTACATACAAAGTTCTCCACTGATTAGTAGGACTACCTAAATCATAAGTTACATTGGAAGATGGAATAACATTTTGAGTTACATTACCCAAATCAACATTGGCCGAACCAGTGATAGTAACTGTTACTTCGGTTCCGTCTACTGTTGCGGTTACGCCAGACCCTGAAAAATCAAAACTAGATACAGTGCTGGTCAGCAAAGATCCGTTATTTTTAACGGCAATGTTAGCTGAACCAACTCCACCCGTGCCTTGGGTATAACCAAACGCAGGTCCTGTTACATCTACCCAATAATAGCTAATACCATCAAATTGATATTCATATACAACATTGCTTGCAGTATCAAACCACTGGTCCCCAGGCACATTACCTGAAACTGGAGGCACTGTATTTGCAGTAAATGCCTGTGGCTTACCAAATTGAGCCCCATTTGCGTAAAAATAATTATCAGTTGAAATAGATGTGACCGCAGCATTGCCTGCATTTAAATTGCCAGCAATACCAACACCGCCAGATACAGTTAACGCACCTGTACTGGTATTAGTAGATACGGTATTGCCATTAATCACCAAATTGGTGTCAACTGTTGCATTTCCGTATATTCTTGTGCCTGATAAGAGTTTTGCCATAGTTGTATTTATTTGAGTTAAATGTTATATCTTTTTCGAATGGCATTAAAGTTTTGTGCAACTTCATCTGCGGTTAAAGTGCGATTGTAAATCATTGCTTGAGCAACTGTTCCGTTTAATAAGTTTCCACCGGGACTAAAACACCCAATATTACATTGTCCTGTACCGGATGGGCCAGTTTTTTGTGTTGTATACGTAGAATCTTGCACACCGTTAATATAAAGTACCATGCCATCCGTAGTATTAAATGTTAGACAAACATTATACCAAACTCCAACAGAAAAATTTGCCGAAGATGGATATGTAGTTGGAAAACCTGACCATGCAGTGTGCCCGCAATATAATTTAGAGGTTCCTCCAAAAAACATGAAATGACCACCTGTGTTGCTGCTTAATAAATTATTATCAGTGACAGCATTTAATTTAAACCAAATTGATTTGGTATATGCTGTAAGTCCAACCGGTGTTCCTGCACCTGTTCCGTATTGAGAAGATGTGTGTATAAATGTAATGGCACCACCTGCATTTGTACTGCTAAAACTTGGATTATTTACTAAAGTAAAATTAGTTCCTGTACCACTTAAATCTGTCCAAGTTGACCCCGATCCTGGATAACTTGTAGTTTGGCCGGCATCCACCCATAACGTTAAATTTCCATCAATAACAGGTGCACCAGTGAACTCATCAAAAATTCCACTGAGTTGTACTGTGCCGTTGGCACAATCACGACGAGCAACAGATAAACCGGCGTTTGAAACTTCGTCAAACAAAGACGAAAACACAGTGTTCACATTAGCACTGATAGTGGTTTGTGTTACTTCATCTATTGTGCCATTTACCAATAATGTTCCGTTACTAGTAAGCCTGCTTGCTATTGTGGCCATACGATTATCCAAAAATAGTATCTAAACTATTAGTGGCAGCATTATAAATTTGGTACACAGCACTTACACTATTTGCGGCAACAAAACCAAAACGTTGACTGACATATACATTACCGGTAACACCAACACCGCCCGAAACAACAATAGCACCTGATACATTGCTAGTACTGGTAATGCCACTGTTAGCTATAATTCGTCCGTTGCCACTTTGATATGTTAGGTATGTTGCTCCGGCAAATGAACTATTGCTGTTAAATTGTAGTTGACCGTTGGTGCCGCCAGCACTAGTTGTTAATGGAGTTCCGTTAGCAAAATAAAATCCGCTGGCTAAAATGTTACCAACTGTGGCGTTTCCTGTGACTCCTAACGTGGTTCCAATTGTTGCGCTGGCATTTACAGTTAATGCATTAACTGTGACATTGCTGGTTGCGCTCAATGTGCTTACAATTGCAGTATTTCCACCTGCACTGCCTAGTGTTCCGTTAAGCGGTCCATTAAATGATCCGCTTGCTGTGTACGTTGTTCCTGTAAATACTGCTCCACTATTTCCAAAAGTTGCAGCCTGAATTGTAGTAAATGCACCAGAATTTGTTGTTACATTACCAATAGGTGTATTCTGTATACCACCTGCTGCACGTAATGTTGTACCCACTGTGGCGCTAGCATTTACTGTAAGTGCATTTATCGTACTATTGCCGCTTACACTTTCTGTTGTAAAGATTGCGCTACTAGGTGTAACATTACCAATTGGGGTATTTTGTATACCACCTAATGCACTTAAGGTAGTAACAGCAGTAATTGAAGCATTGCTGATCAGTGCTGCTCCTGTTATATTACCACTTGCACTTACAGTGGTAAATTGAGCAGTGCTAGGTGTAACATTACCAATTGGGGTATTTTGTATACCACCTAATGCACTTAAGGTAGTAACAGCAGTAACACTACCATTTGATGTAAGTGCTGCACCAGTAATATTACCTGTGGCACTTACAGTTGTAAATTGACCGGTACTAGCAGATGCATTACCAATTGGTGTTGCTTGTAATCCGCCTATGTGCTGTGCAGGACCTGTGCTAACCATTGACCCTGATAGCGTTAGCCCAGACCCGTTTACATTACCTGTTACACCTAAGGTGCCGCCAATTGTTGCGGTATTATTAACTGCTAGACCGGCCACTGTTGCATTGCCAACTAGTCCCAATGTAGATCCGCCATTGATAGCACCAGATACACCTAATCCACCAGTTAATACTAATGCTCCTGTACTTGACGATGAACTTACTGTACCAGCATCATTAAATGTAGCAACCACACAGGCGGCCAATAATCCGCCTGTGTGAATTTTAAGAGTTTTACCAACTGTGTCTGTGCCAATTGTTAAATTTACGCCACTGGTGTACAAATATCCGTCTCTTGGACCTGATATAGTCCAAGTAGATTGATTCCATCCACTACCATTAATACCCATGTCGATGTATCTGGTAGTATCTGTTCCATCATCTGCTGTAGCAATAAAGTCTGAACTTGCTGCTCCGCCAGTGCTTTGATTTTGTATTTGTATTTGAGTGTAAGTATTGGCTGTGGTAGTAGCAACTATTAATGGATGAGTTAAGGCTATAGCTGTTGCGTTACCAAAATATGCTACACCGTTTGCATACACGTTGCCGCTAAACGATGCTCCACCATTTACTTGTAATGCACCTGTTTCAAGACTTGTACTCGGGGTAGCATTTGCTAATATTAATTCACCAGATTTAATTGTTCCGTAATTACCAGTAATAATATTAGCGTTTACATCTTCAGTGGCCCCTGAACCTATCCATTCCAGATAACCAGTTTCGTTTTGCCAACCAAGGAATGCATTGCTATTTTCTGTTTTATAGTAATGAAATCGGATACCTATGTCTTTACCATCGTTAAAAGTTAAATTTGCTAAATTTGGTAAAGTATGTAATTCAATAATACTGTCAGTGAAGAACGTATTATTTGATCCAGATGCAATAACGTTACCACTGACAACCAAGTTGCCAACAACTGTTAAATTGCCTGCTACAGTAGAACTAGTATTTGCATAGAAACTATTAAGAGTAGATAATCCTCCTACAGTCAACGTTGAGCCGATTGTAGTTCCATTATTAACTTGTAAACTATTAACTGTGGCTGCGCCTGTTGCACTCAAAGTACTAACTATTGCAGTATTTCCCCCTGCACTGCCCAAAGTCCCATTATGTGGTCCGTTAAATGTGCCAGTGGCGGTGTATGTACTGCCTGTATAATTTGTTCCGGTATTACCAATGGTTGCAGATTCTACTTTGTCAAATACTCCGTTGACTACTCTAATATTTGCGCCTACGATGTTTCCCGTGACACCCAATGTAGAACCAATAGTAGTTGAATTATTAACTGTTAATGCGTTAGCTGTAATATTACCACTTACGCTAATAGATGTAAAAGTAGCACTACTTGGTGTAATATTACCTATTATAGTATTTTGTATACCACCGTAAATTATCGCAGACCCAGTAACACCTAAAGTAGAACCAACGGTGGCTGAATTATTGACTGTTAACGCATTAACAATACTATTACCACTCACACTTTCACTTGTGAATATTGCTGTACTAGGTATTACATTACCAATTGGTGTATTTTGTATACCACTCGCTACACTCAGTGTACCATTAATAGTTGCATTATTATTAACTGTTAGCGCATTTACTGTTGTATTTCCTGAAACAGATAATCCACTAAAAATTGGACTATCTGCAGTTCCTACACCAATATCTACTGAATAATTTGTGCCGGCGCTAGTAAAGACTGTTAAATTACTTGTTATACTGTCATATGTTACATTATCAACACCTGCTACTGCTGTAGTAGTCAGAACAGTGACACGCCCTTTATCGTCAACCGTAATTACTGGCACGGCGCTGGCATTACCGTACGTGCCTGCTGTTACTCCGCTATTTTCTAAACGTGCTGTAACAACATTGCCATTTGAATCTATAACAGTATATCCAGCTACGTTAACAGCCAACGAACTTACTGTACCGCCAATAGTAACTAAATTAGTTGCTTTATCAAAAGTAAATCCGCTGGTGCCGTTAATCGAATTATCATCACTGAATAATACCTGAGTGTTTGCCGCAGTGCCAGTGAAGTTGCCAGTAAAATTACCACTAAAGTTGCCAGTAAAATATGGTGCGCTTACATTACCTGTGACACCAATATTTCCAGGTGCAGTTAAATTACCATCTGCGGCAAAGGTCCATAGATACGTAGTTTCATCAGTGTTAGTGGAAATACTAATACTGTCAAGAGCACGTAATTCAACAACGGCTGCACCCATAAACAATGCTGTACTATCATCTGCTGTGGTTGTTAAGTATGCTGTGTTAGGGCCAAAGCCAACAAGATCCAACTTACTGGCGCTTGCTGTAAGTATTGCTCCGGGCACAGTTAATTGGCCAGCAGTGTCAAAATTCCAAGTATTAGCGCCTGCGGTGGTTACGCTGACGTTACCATTTGCATAAACTTTTACGTTGCTGTTTCCATTTTGTATACTAGTAGCATCTATTCCGCTTAAGAAACGACCGTTTCCTAAAAAATAATTGCCTGTAACATTTCCTGCAATATTAGCAGAATTTGTTAAAACTAAGTTAGCAGATTTAATAGTTCCATATGTGCCAGAAACAATATTGCCTACTTCCGCAGTTACATTGGAATAGTATTCAAAAAATCCAGAACTGTCTATTCTACCAAAAAATGCAGATCTGCTTCCTGAATTATAATAGTTTGTTTTAACACCAGAATCGTAGCCATTATTAAACGACAGCGGAGCTCCGTTGGCCCCTGTGTTTAAATTAATAATAGGATCTTCAGTGGTTAAATTTTCAACATTGAAATAAGTTACGTTACCTTCGACTCTAAGATTTCCACCAACCGAAAGATTACCACTAACGCCCAACGCTGTCAGAATGCCAACTGATGTAATAAATGGCTGGTTTGACGTAGTTATCGTTCCGCCTAGATTGCCAGAGTATACGGGTAAAAATGCAGCTACATTTGAATTACCGTAATTTCCATTGGCTAAATTATTATTAATGTATAAATTACCATCGATTACTGTAAGATTGGCCCCAGCCAGTGTTAAGTTTGACCCTATATAAGCTTGACTAAACTGTCGAGTAACGCTACCCAACGTATATACATTTGAAACTGTTGGTATTAAGTTTGAATTTATAAATTCAAAACTACCAATTGGTACACCGTTAGGATAAAATGCTCCAGCAGTAATAACATAACCAATTGATTCTATATTACCGTATGCAAATAAATTCCCTGTTCTGACATTAGTTGAAGTAACTATGTTATTGGCAAAAATAACGTTGGCATTTATGGTGGTTATGCCATTACCATCAAATACAGAGTATAATTCGGTAAAATTATTATTAACTTTTGTAAAAGCAACACTTACTGTGTCGCCAGTCTGAGTGTCTGGGCCCGAACCCAAATTTATTATTTGTTGTGACATCCCGTACTTTTTCCGATTTTAAGTATTTAGTTAAAATCGAATATAGTACATTTTGGTAAAGCAGGCAACTGCTTTACCAATTATGTTCTGCCAACAACTATTTCAAGTATAGTAGTAGGATAATCGTCGGTTGCTGTAAAGTTTTCCAATGATTTACCCACTACACTGCCAACGATGGGAGAACTACATGCAGTTACATGACCGTTTGGCGCAGTGACTAACATGTCGCCTTTGCCAACTGGTCCCAACACTTTAGCTGGTACTCGTCCTTGAAGTGCAATTATTGCTGTGAATTCAGACTGTAAATTTGAGTTCATCAAATAAGCAGGTTTTTCTGAAATTACTCCAGCAACTTTTGTACTCATGTAAGTGTTACTAATAGTAACTTCTTGTTCTCCATCAAACACCATTACTGTTCCAGTTTGATAATTTGCATCAGATTTGTATATTTCCGCAAGGTCAGCGTACAAAGCAGTGGTTGCGGTTCCTACAAATCTACCACTGATAACATTACCAGTACTACCACCAACTACAGTAAGATTACCAATCGATGGAATATATCTTAATCCTGGATCATCTGCTTGGGCAGTTTGATTGGATCCCACCGCCGGAACCAGCACCGGATAAAAAGTACTTGATGCAGCCGTATCTGTAGCATTGATTGTTGTACTAGGTCCGCCAGGACCTTGTGGTCCTTGTGGTCCTGTTGGACCTTGTGGTCCTGTTGGACCTTGTGGTCCTTGAATTCCTTGTGGTCCTTGTGGTCCTTGTGGACCTGGAACACTACTAGAAGCACCATCTGGACCACGTGGTCCTTGTGGTCCTTGTGGTCCTGCTACACTACTGTCAGCTCCAGCTGGTCCACGTGGACCTTGTGGTCCTGTTGGACCTTGTGGTCCTTGAATTCCTTGTGGTCCTTGTGGTCCCTGTGGTCCTTGAACTCCACTGGGTCCTTGTGGTCCTTGTGGTCCTGTTGGGCCTTGTGGTCCTGTTGGACCTTGTGGTCCCCCTGTAGTACTAGGTGGGCCGCTTGGTCCTTGTGGGCCCTGAGCGCCTTCCGGTCCCCGCGGACCTTGTGGCCCTGTTCCCTGTGGTCCTTGTACTCCACTGGGTCCTTGCGGCCCTTGTGCTCCACTGGGTCCTTGCGGCCCTTGTGCTCCACTGGGCCCTTGCGGCCCTTGCAACCCTTGCGGTCCCCTTGGGCCTTGTGGTCCTGATGCGCCTACTGCACCATTTAAGTTAACAGACCAAGAACTATAAGTACCTGATCCAAATGCGGAATCTACATTAACTACTAATGCACCGGTTCCGGTGGTATAACTAGTCACTGTTCCAACCATATAATTAGAACTGTCAAAACTTATTAATACATTCTGTCCTGTTGAATATGCAAGTCCTGTTTGTACTGTTAAAGTCTTAGCTCCGGTTCCAATAGCCAATGAAGTTGAACTTGTAGTGTTATATTTGTCTCCAGGGCCTTGCGGTCCTTGAACACCTTGTGGTCCTTGTGGTCCCTGTGGTCCTTGAACTCCTGTGTTTCCAATAGGCCCTCGCGGTCCTTGTGGTCCCTGTGGTCCTTGTGTACCCTGTGGGCCCTGTGGACCAGGTGCTCCATTAATATTTACAGTCCAACTTGCATAAGTACCGCTGCCACTAGTTTCGGTTATATCTGCTACTAAAGAACCTGTTCCGCTATTATAAGAAGTAACAGAACCTCTCATTAAATTGGTACTATCGGTAGCTATAATAATAGGTTGACCTGGGGAATAAGCTAAACCAGTTCCTATAGTTAATGTTTTAGATCCAGTGGATATAGACAAAGTCGAACTACTAGTAGTTGTATATCTGTCTCCGCTTGGACCTTGTGGGCCTTGCGTACCAACACCTTGGGGGCCACTCGGTCCTTGTGGTCCCTGTGGTCCCTGTGGTCCTTGTGGTCCTCTTGCACCTTGTGGTCCTGTCGGTCCTTGTGGCCCTTGAGATCCTACTTCGCCTGTTGCAGAAAATGCCCAAGAATTATATGTACCAGCGCCCGCAATATAATCAGAATTAATAGCTAAAGTATTACTACTAAAAGAAGTTATTAATCCTTCCATATAAATGGTTGGTGTTGTTGTATAAACTGCTCGAATTCGCTGACCAACAAAAAACGCAACCGCAGTATTTGCCAGTGAAGTAGTGAAAGTTTTGGTGCCTGTTCCTATTAAAACCGAAGATGCGGAAGTTAAGTTTGCATATCCTACACCAGTTTGACCGGTTATACCTTGTTCTCCTTGTGGCCCTTGTGGCCCTTGTGGCCCTTGTGGTCCTTGTGATCCTTGTGGTCCCTGAATACCTTGCGGTCCTTGCGGTCCTTGCGGTCCTTGTAGTCCACGTGGCCCTTGTGGCCCTTGAATGCCTTGTGGTCCTTGTGGACCTGACGGGCCTGGTGCACCAGTTAAAGAAATGATCCATGATGCATAAGGTCCAGGTCCGCCTGTAATTGATGTTACGTTAACTACTAAAGCACCTGTTCCTGAATTGTAACTTGTGACCGTTCCTTGCATAAAGTTACTGACGTCGTAGACTATATTAACTGTCTGGCCTGTTGCCAAAGCTAATCCAGTTTCTACTGTCAAACTTTTGCTTGCTACGCTAATAGTCAAACTTGTACTACTTGTAGTAGTGTATTTGTCACCAGCTAAACCTTGCGGCCCTTGTGGACCCGTTGGACCTTGAACTCCTTGTCCTTGTGGCCCTTGTGGCCCTTGTGATCCTTGTGGTCCAGGAACAGTACTAGCGGCACCATCAGGACCAGATGGCCCTTGTGGTCCGCGTGGTCCTTGTGGTCCTTGTGGACCAGTGCCTCCTGGACCTTGTGGTCCTGATGGTCCCTGTGGTCCCTGTGGTCCCAAATTACCAATGGGTCCTTGTGGACCTTGCGGTCCTTGAAGTCCTCGCGGACCTTGTGTACCTACACCAGTTTCTCCTTGTGGACCTTGTGGTCCTTGTGCGCCTTGCGGTCCTTGTGTTCCAACTGGTCCTTGTGGTCCTTGAACTCCTTGCCCTTGTGGACCTTGTGGACCTTGTGTTCCCACAACTCCTTGTGGACCTTGCGGTCCCTGTGTTCCTATTCCTTGTGGACCCCTAGGTCCTTGTGGCCCAATTGGTCCTTGTGGTCCTTGTGGTCCTTGTGCGCCTTCAACACCTTGTGGTCCCTGAACTCCAGACGGCCCTTGTGGACCTTGCGGCCCAATTGGACCTTGTGGTCCAGAAACTCCCGAAGGTCCTTGTGGCCCTTGTACGCCTTGTGGTCCTTGTGGTCCAGAAACGCCCGAAGGACCTTGTGGTCCCTGTGGCCCTCTAGGACCTTGTGGACCAACTGATCTGACTCCATTGGAATAAAAATAATCGGTGGCAAAAATTCCATTTGCACTAACTACAACAACGTTAGATGTTCCCCGAATACTAGTTGTTACATTGCCGTTATTATAAACAACAACATTACTATTACCATTAATTAAACTAGTTCCGCCAGGTAATCCAGATAATAAAGCACCGTTTCCTAAGAAATAACTTGCGTTAACATTTCCGCTGACTGTTAATAAGTTTGCAGGTTTTTGGAAGGTTAATCCAGTAGACCCTCCTAAAACACCGGCATCGTTAAACATTACTTGAGTGTTTGCGCCTGCTGCACTGGCAATAACTGTAGTCTGTCCTGCACTTAAAAATCTAATATCGACGTTCGAATCTGACACATACAAGTTAGATGCAAAAGTAATTACGTTTGTGGTAACAGTATAATCGACATTTGGCACTAAGAATCGTATTCCGCCCTGAATAGCCAAAATACCTGCAGCAGTTGCAGTTTCTGCAACTAATGGATACGATGCTGCTCCGTTACCTTGTATATTTTGTTCTGTTACTAAACCAGATACAGGAATCCACTGAGTACCATTGTAATATTCAACTACGGTAGTATCACTGTTGTATCTTACTGCACCAGGAGTTGTAATACTCGATCTATCCCCAGTACTGCCAGATGGTAAACCTAACGCACCAACCGTTTGAATATTAACTAATTTTGTAACTCCAGGTGCCAGATTAATATTGGCACTACTATTCAAACTAGATATAGTATTTCCACTGTATCGAATATTACCGATATTTGCTACTACTACATTTGCACCAGGTATAGGTTGTAAATTTCCTAATACAGTGTTCTGAATACCACCGCCTGCCCATAATGTAGTACCAAAAGTTCCACTATAGTTAACAGTTAACCCATTGGCAGTTAAATTTCCGGTAACGATGACATCGTTACCAAAAAAGGCTGCTCCATTTACATTTAAATTACCACCAAAGTTTCCATCGCCATTGGCGTTTACATTACCACCAAAGTTTCCATCGCCATTGGCGTTTACATTACCACCAAAGTTTCCATCGCCATTGGCATTAATATTTCCGCCGAAATTTCCGTCACCGTTGGCCGTAACATTTCCACCAAATATGCCGTCTCCATTGGCGCTGATATTCCCGCCGATGTTAGCATCGCCGTTTGCATTTAAGTTTCCACCGAAGTTTCCGTCACCGTTGGCGCTGATGTTTCCACCAAATATGCCGTCTCCATTGGCGCTGATGTTTCCACCAAAAATTCCGTCTCCATTGGCTTGTACATTTCCGCCAAATAAGCCGCTACCATTGGCTTGTACATTTCCGCCAAATAAGCCGCTACCATTGGCTTGTACATTTCCGCCAAATGATCCACCGCCATTAACATTAATATTTCCCGATAGTCCGCCACCTTGGCTGATAAGATCTGCTATGTTAGCCCAAATACGTGCGCCATCAACATTGCCCGTTAATACATAAGCATTACCCGCTGGTAAACCTAAATCTGGTTCTGCATTTTGCAAGTCTAGATACGTATATCTACCAGGATCAGCATTAGCACTCGGTGTTTTCGGAACTCGTCCGCTTATAATGTTGTCGCTTATCTTTTTAGACATATTTTACTTTGTTTCTAATAAACTTAAAGTTAACTTAAGAGCAGAATTGGCACTAGCTGAAGCTAAAAAACTTTGACCTGCCGTTAACACTAATTTTCCCACAAGAACTCCGACTGCATCTGCTACAGGAACAGAAAAATTCTTTACTAGTTCAGTGGTAACACTGGTCCCGTCATAATGACTTGCCGTAACTTCTTCTGTAGTGTTTCCAACATTTGTTACCTGTGCCATCAATACAATAGTAGATGTAATTGCAGGTGCAGTATACATTATATTATTGCCCGATGTTGTAAGATTTGCGGTTACTGTTTTAAACGTATTAATAGGTGTTGCCATTTTTATTATCCTTCAATTGATAGAATATATGGAGTCATTACTGCAAACAGACTTCGATTAAAATCATCGCCTTCGATTGTTCCTGTAGCTCTTACTACTGCAAGACCCGGACCTATTCTAAAATCACCTTTTTGATCTGTGCTAGTCCAATTAACTCTACCATAATTCAATTCTATTACTTCATTTCCTGGTACTGGAATTCCGCCATACTGTGGTAATGCTGTTGCAGGATTAGTGCCTGCTCCCACATATTCAAATGTATGAGCACTGGCACTGATGGTACTGACTTGATATCCGCTTACCCCAGTGCCATTTGATATAATGTTACCAGTGTTAGTACTAAATCTGGCTGAAATGTTTACATTCCATACATTGCCATAAGTGTTTCCAACTATAGCAGTAATATTGCTAAATGTGGTAATAAAATACATATTAGGATCACCACTAAACAATAATCCATTATTTGTTCTTGGTGGAGATGATACGTAAGCAATATTGCAACTAGTTTCCCCTACTTGAATATTACCCAATACATTACCGGTGAATTGAGAACTAAAACCTTCTGCCTTTAGCCCAACATTACCAATTCCACAATCGCTACCGTTTAATGTTAAGAAGCTACCCGATTGTACCCATATACCAGTTTCACAAGCAATAGTGTAAACATTAACTGCTTGACTATAAGATCTATTAACCATTACTAATCCGTATCCGCCGCGATTAATGCTGGTAATAAATCCTAAGATAAATGCCCTAGTAGAATTCGTTCCTGGTACCAAATCTCCGTCTATATAAACTGTAGTTCCGGTAGTTGTAAAACTTGTTACATTTTGAATATAGGGACTTACAAAAATTTCTCCTGCTGAGTAATCAGGAGGAAAGCTAAACGCTTTTCCTGTATAGTTTCTAACAGTGATACCCCAAACGTAACTTCCACCTTTCATGTAAAACATGTCGCCTGTTCCGCCAGCTGGTTGAACAAACACACTACGAAGATCATCACCTAACAGTGCAACATTTGCAGGAATTACAAAAGGCATAGCTTCAGTATATGATCCACTGGCAACTTTAACCGCAGTACCCGACGTAGCAATAGCCATTGCTCCTGCTATAGTACGTTTTGGAGTCGCTAGACTGCGACCATCATTGGAATCGTTTCCGTTTTTTGCTACATAAATGACGTTATCAAATGTACTGTTAGCCACAGTCAATACGGGACTATTGTTTGCAGTCAACACTGCTGCATTTATTGTGTTAACATCTAACTCGGTATTCTTAATTAATTGTCCCATAGTCTTGTATCTTTTATATATTTGTATAAGTTAAAGTAGTCGACATGGTACTGTTTGCTGTGGTATTTGCATATAGTTCATCATTATCATCCAACAACAATCTTTCTGTACTAGCCAAATATGTATCCCCGGGTTGCACCGTTACGTTAACATACAAAATATTTTTGCTTTCAGGCACATCTCCGCTTTTTACAGCCCATAAACTAAAAGCTGCAACATTACTTGAAGAATAATTTGTAAAATAGATAGTCATTGCGGCAGTATTACCAGTGCTAGTATATACTGCTCCAGGTGACGTAGTTAATAAAGTACTTTGTAAAGACATAGTTTATCCAAAAATTATTGCGTATTTTTTTGCGCCCAAAGTTGTAACTAATTCAGCTGAATTAGTCCCAGCATTAACAAACAGTCCGCTGCCGCCTGTCCCTGCTACATTACCACTGACCACCGTATATCCAACATTTCCAATAGGATTGCTAGTATTTTGATCAATTTTTACGTTATAACTGGTCAATATTGGTCCGGCATTTCCCACAGAGTTATTGGCTATCCATTGCCCTTGAAAACTACCATCTTCGTCCCAATATAAACCAACACTTGTTTCACTCCCACGAACGTTTTCAATTCCGCTAAATCCTGGTGCCGGTGTGTTAGCCACCGTTAAATTTGCATTTAGTCTAAAAATAGAAAGTGTAGTATCGTATGCTTGAACATTAGTAGTGGTTCCGGTAACTCTGAGATTACCATATACCATTAATGTGTTGGTAGTTACTTCAACATTTCCCAAAGGATTACCGTCATTGGGAAATGTCGTTATAGTATAATTACCAGTATTAATTCTTTTGCTTGCGCCCATAGAGACTCTCGTTTAGAGTATTTATTCAAAATAATAATTAACTCTTTTTCAAAGAAAAAAATAGGCTGTTACCAGCCTATTTTTGGATTGATTTAAATTAATCAAGCATTATCTACACGAACAAGAGTTACCGCTTGCCATGCAGGTTGAGAATCTAATACAGTTACACCATCAGAATATGGATTACCTAAGTAATAACGCCATTTTGTGTTGTCCCATTCCCAAACAAACTTATTGCTGATGCGAGAAACATTAAACTGTTCTGTTACTGTACCTTGAGCTGCACTCACTGTCTGTGTTGCACAGCTAACAGTGACGTTAGTTGCACTGTTTACGGCAACTATGGTAACATTTCCAGTTAATCCTGTGCCAGAAAGTTGATGATCTATGCTAGGTGTTGTATAACCAGATACGTTAGCTGCTGTCCATGTAACATAAGCATATGCTCTATTATTGGTATAGCCTCCGCCACCTGTTCCAATATTAGCAGTGTTGGCGCCAAGTACTGTTGCTACGTTTGCTAGTATAGTCATGGTGTTGGCTGTTGTTAGTTCTGCAGAAGTTGCATTAACCAAAGATGCTACTGTGGTATTTGCATCTGAAGAGTTATTGACTTCAAACTTACGCATACCTTTTTGGAAAATAACATATCCTGTGTCAACTGCGCCGCCTGCGTCTCTTAAGAAGCTGCAACGAATAGTTGGAACTGTTTGATCTGTGTCACCGCCAGTACCACCAATATTTGTGCCATTAATCTGTGTTGGACTTACATAACTGTCTGTAACAATAGTAGCACCAGCTTCATAACCTGCTGCCCCTGTTCTTGTGTGTTGTATTTTTAATTTTGCCATTTCATTTATTCCTTTATGTTAGCGTTCTAAGCTACCTCGAAGTGGCAACTCCTAGGAAGTTTTTAAAAACTACATTTATTTATCAGTATTGAAATATTTGACTAACCAGCCGTGATATGTTCTCTTTTTATTATTCAATGCTCTACGCATAGTATCTAAACTCAACTGATGCTCTAAACAAAAATGTTTAAATCTTCCGGTAACAACATACTCTTTTCCGTATGGATCTTCGAATATATATGTTTTAGCTGCTGGATTCTTACTTCCTATAAATTTATTTTTAAGTGCTTCTGACTTTAATCTATTAGATTCAGCTGAGTGAGGACCAAGTTGTTTGCCTTTATTCCATGGTAATCTGCCTGTCTTCCCCTTCATATTTTTACTAACTATGTTAGCATATTCTTCCCTAATTAAAGAATATACTTTTGATGTAATTTTAGAAGAATATCGAGATTGATTGGAATTTTTGCATTGCATTATATGCAATGCTTGTATCATTTTATTTCTAAGATCACCAGTGGTGCATTTGATTAAAAGCCAATGGCATATAAAATGCTCCCTGGCAGTTAATTTAACAATATTTTCTTTTTTATTATTACCGCCAAAACTTCTAGGTATTATGTGATGTCGTTCAGTGTATTTTACTGTCGATAGACTACGAAGTCTTGCATTAGAGATAATTTTACAATACCAGTTATAATATTTGTTATCAATAAATAACATTGCTGTAACTCCTTACTAGTTATAGAGCTGATGGATATTACCAGTATCGCGATCAGCATTTTTATTTTATAATTATATTTATCGTATAATCAACAAAAAAGGGCCTTGCGGCCCTTTAGTGTCTTCCCATCCCGAGTGGTAAGTAAACTCTTGATTACTGGAACGATAGGTTAGCTACGCTAATTTCGCTTAGGTAATCACCAGCATTGCCTAGCGACGATGCTGTGTTTGTTAACTCAACATATCCGTAACGAGTCATAAAGCCTACGACTGGTTCGAATGTTGTTGGATCCAGAACAACGCCAGAGCTCATTAGAGGAATATATGGGCAGTAGAATGCTGCGGCATCAGCCTCTGAAGAACCTTTGTATCCAACTAGAACAGCTTGGCTATCGCTAGCATAGCTATCTACGTAAATACGCATTGCTCCGTTTAATGTACCAACAAACTTTGTATTTGTTGGAGCTTCAAATGTACCTTCTGTTGTACGAGCGAAAGCACTGGTTGTTGCAGACTGAAGAACAGTCAATGCAGCTGGGCTTACAACTGCCCAGTTACCAGCGCCACGACGTGTACGCTGAGCGATCAAGTTAGCAGCACGGTTGATAAGAACAGCTAGAGCAGCGTGTTCGTCACCAACGAATGTAGCTGTACCAGATACAGCAGCTTGGTCATAAGCAAAGTCAGTAGCAGCAAGAGCACGTAAAGAACCAAGAACTTCTTGGTCAATTTCAACTGTGATTTCTTGTGCTAGAGCAGCCATGATTTCTGCTTCAATGTCTAGGCCATGCATAGATTGTGCATCTTGTGCAGCCTCGAAAGTCCAGCGAGCGCTTAACTTACGAGTTTTGGCTTCAACAACTTGTTTTAAGATCTGTACATTGATCTTACGGCCTGGTTGACCTTCTAACGAAGATGTGCTAGAAGCACGACCAGTTGTTAAAGAACCAGAATATGCTGTAGCAATCTTGAATGGGCTTAGAGCTTCGTCACCTGCTGTTGTACCTGTGTCGAATGGACTTGGTGCAGTTACATTGGTTGTTTCAGCATAACGAACACGTAATGTGTGGATCTGTGCAACAGGTCCAGTCATTGGCTGAACACCAACGATTTCATTAGCAATAACTGTAGGCATAACACGACGGATAACTGGTAGAATAACACGGTTAAGTGTAGCTACGTTACCTGCGCTTGTTGCTCCAGCTGTTGCAGCTTCAGCCAAATGCTTACGGGTATTTTCTAGAATAACACCCATTGTGGTTCTACGAGAACCGTTTAGACCTTCTAGCAGGGCATCTTTTGTTTCGCCCCAACGGCCTTCTAATAGTGCTTGTGTCATTTTTTTTCTTTCCTTATTAGGGTTTATTTAAGCCCTGCTAAACGTTTAATCTCAATGACATTATTATCATTATTTTCAACGCTGACCTTAGCAGATTTATCTCCTGTCACTTCTACTCTGGACTCAACTAACACGTGAGCTTTTTCAGCTTTTGGTGCAGCAGAGTTATTTAGAACTGCGGGTAGATACTTTTCATATGCAGATTGCAACTTGCTAGTCTGCACTGTTTCAAGAAGTTGGCTCATTACAGCCTGCTTCTCTTTATTCAATGGTTTCATTAAGTCACTCATTACTTGTTGACGTTCTTGAGATTCTTTAATGATACGGATTTCACGGTCTTTTGATTCAACTAGAGCAGATTTTTCAGCAGCAGCTTTTTTAGCTTCTGCAATCATTGCTTCTTTTTGTTCTAATGCTTTTGTTAGTTTAGCAATTTGTTGATTCTCATTTAAATGAGTAATTGCAAATTCGCTGGCAAAAGCTTCAAATAGTCGACGACCAAAATTGTTCTCACGAGCAGTTTGGATGTCTTCTTTTAGTTGAGTCAATTCTGACTCTAGCTTGTTAGCCACAGATTCTTTTACAAGAGCAGCAGATTTTGTAACAAAAGATTTCTGTAATTGGTCAAGCTTGGTTTTTGCTTCACGAACTAATTTAACTTTTGTTTCAACTACATCTTGTTTATCTTTAGCAAATTCTTGAATTTCTTCAGCAAGAGCACGAATAACAAATTTCTCAAGACGGCTTACGCTTTCTTTTTGAACTTTGCGGTCGCTACGCAATTCTTTGATTTCTTCAGCTAGTTTTCCAACTAGGAATTGATCAAATTTTCCAGCACTTTCTTGCATACGCTTGTTAAAACGTACACGATCAGCAGCTAGTTGCTCTTTTTCTTCTGCAAACTCACGAATTTCTGACTGTAGACTTTCTGTGACCATTTTGTCTAGAGCTTCGACCATTACACCTTTGTCGTGTTCATAGCGGTTGGCAAACTCTTCACGAATTTCTGCGCGAAGTTGTTCACGTGCTTCATTTAACTTAGTTTCCCAAGCTTCGCTGATAGCTTGCTTGGTGTCTTCGTTAATGATACCACTGTCGATTAATGGCTTGATAGCATCAAACATGGATCATTTTCCTTTTATATTTTTAAGTCTTTTATGAGGCGTTTTACTTCCTCTTGAAAATACTTCTGGACTTTTTGATTTGCACCGGCATCTTTTGCCATTTCGAAAACTTTGTGTCCGTGACGCATGTTCATAAGCCCTTCGTAAACGGCTTTCGGATATGCATTTGGAGCACTAGGTTGTGCAACTATATCAACTGTGACTATTTCAAAGTCACTAACATGGCCCGAGCTTTCGTTAACGTTGCCGCTACCTCTGCTGGACACTCCTAACTTCACTCCTGAGGTTAACATGGCTTCCACCAGTTTACCCATTGGAGTTGGAAGAATCTTTAATTTACCAAAACCATTTGGTCCATCCATCCACATTTCTGTGATCATATGGCACACACGGTCTAAGTTAATTTTTAAATCATCGGGATGGTCTAGTTCGCCTAAAACGCTATAACCTTCCTTAAGTTGTTTATTAATAGAATCTACTGCTTGCGATATTTCTTGTACAGGGTATACTCGTTGATTAGCATTTTTAACACCGCCTTGAACGAATATACCTTTCATATAGAGATTCTTACCTTGACCGTCAGCACTAGCTTCTGCTAGAACTTCCATTCTAGCATTGTCAAACGATAAATGTTCTCTTATTAATCCGCGCACAATATTTGCCTTACTTTGCTAAAGGACTTTTATCGTTGGTACCGCCGGCTTCTGCTTTAGTTGCAGCAGGAGCTTTGCTCTTATAAGCTGTTTTACCAGCATTTGCGCCAGGACTATTTTGTACTTTTCCGATTAAATCCGAACCGCCTTTTAAAAGGCCGCTTGGCTTTTTATTTGGTGTCCCGCTTGGGTCAGACTCTGCGCCACCTTTAGCAATATTGGAAGCGGTGCCGCCCATATCATTTTTACCAGCAACAATAGATTTAGTGTTCAAGCTAGCTGTACCGCCTGCACCAACTTCACCTGTTTCGGTGTTTTTGCCAGGAAAAGCATCACCAATTTTTTCCACATATTCGCGGATCCATTCAGCTTCGGTCATCTTTTTGGCTTTTTTGTCTTTGTCTTTAAGCATTTCTTCTTTTTTATCTTTTTTAGCTTCATAGACTGATTCTTCATATTCTCCCATACCTTCAGGAGTTGGTTTACCTGTAGGGACTACAATAAGATTTTCACCCATATCTTCGTCGCCTTCATCGTTGCCCATGCCCATGTCGTCACCGCTGTCCATGCCCATGTCGTCACCGCTGTCCATGCCCATGTCGTCGCCACCGCCCATTAAAGCATCAAATTCTGCTTTAAGTTCATCTAATGCATCTTCAAGGTCCATGACGCGATTTTCCATGTCATCGCCACCGTCCATGCCCATGTCGTCATCACCGCCCATGTCGTCGCCGGCGTCCATGTCTTCTTCGTCACCGCCTATGTCGTCTTCTTCGTCAGAATCGATTTCGATATCTGCTTCTTCGTCCTCAGCTTCTTGCATTCCTTCTTCGTCGCCGGTGATTTCATCTACCATAGATTCGACTTCATTTCCACCAACTTCTTCAAGATCCTGCTCGTCGATTAACGACTCGTAGATATCACGCGATTTTTCAACCACAATTTGGTGGAAAAGTTCGCGAGCTTTATCTTCTTGCTCGTTAATGATGTATTCAATTAGTTGCTCATATTTTGACATATTTGTGTTCCTTTTAAAAATATGTTTGTGAATTCTGTATAGTTATTTACAGAATATGAGCATTTAATGGGTTAAATGGGCGTTTTTTGAATGTTTTTAAAAAATAATTAAAGCCCAGGAGCCGCGGCTGCGGCCTTATACTGAGTGGAGACTTTTTCTAGCTTCTTTTCATGTTCTAATTTTCTAGTGTCATTCATGATTCGAAGTTTATTTAATCGATCCAAAGTTAATCGTGTTTTTCTAGTATCATCAATTTTAATGACACTATTATCGTCTTTTTCACTACGATAACCATCTGGGATCGCATTATAAAGTTCTAAGAGCTGCATCAGATATTTACCAATTTATTAAAATCATAGGGTACCACTGGGTGCTGCCGCTGCTGCCGCTGCTGCCCCGGGTGCTGGTGCTCCTACATCTGCTGGTGGTGCAGCACCTGCTTCGCCTTCTGCTGGCGGAGCTGCTGCTTCTAAATCAGCATCTAATCCGCCTGGACTAATGCCAATACTACGTAGACCTGCTTCGCCCGGCGGCGCTTTGTCTACATCTCCTTGCTCTTCAGCCCACATACGTTCGTTGTCGGCCATTTCTTCTTCAGTTAATCCAAGATATCTTGTCAATAAGAAACGTTTGCTCAAATATGGAAAAGCTTCTAATTGAGTAAACGATCCGATACGAGACTGATCCACTTCTGCTTGACGATAACTGGCAAAGTTTTGCGGTTCATTGAACTGTAATTCAAACAAATTACTGTCAATGTTAATACCTCTCCAACGCAAGAAAAGTTTGAATTCTTGATCTAATTTTTCACAGATCATACGCTGTAAACGCATACAATACTGATTAAATCTCCATTCTTGAATCAATGCAGTACCCACTCTGCCGTCACTGAACGAATTTGGGTTACTGGTTCCGTCATCTAGTCCTGTTGGCAAATAACTGCTGGGAATTCTTAGTCCGCGGAATAGTTTATTAGTGAAGAAATGTAGGTCAGTAATTTCTCCTAAATTACTGCCGCCTGGCAGTGTATCAACTTTACTACCACGCCCTTCTGCTGTTTGTGGAAAGAAATAGTCTTCATTGGTGCTCAATGGATTATATGTGGCATCCATCATGTTTTGGCCGCCACCTGTTTGTGTGGGTATACGGCGTTGATGCACTTCATTTTTAACTCGTTCAACAAAGGCCATGGCCATGTGACTGGGCATATTACCTACGTCGATATAGAAAATACGACGTTCTGGTGCTCGTTGTACACGATAGATAATAATAGCATCTTCCAGCAATTCTTTTTGTTTGAATACTTTAAATACATTTTCTAATACGCTGTTACCAAAAGGCCAACTAAAATCTAAACCTTCTGTCAATGTTAAATGTACAATATGTTCAGAATTTACTGCTGCTTCGTTTTGAGCATGACTGAATCTTGATCCGCCCCCGATTGGATTTTTTGGTTGAATGTATGCGCCACTGCTGCCGCCTACTTGTGGATGATTAACGTTTACATCACTGGTATTGATAGTTGTGGCTGTTAAATTTTCAAAATTTGGAGCTATATCTTTGAGAATATACTGTTCGGGCTTTTTACCTTCTGCTTCATTAACAATAACTTTGACAACTTTGCTGACTTCTACCCAAAATAATTTAAATGTTTCTGGATCACGAATAAACACTTGATCCCCATACTTGATAGTATTTCGGAACATTTTAAATATTCTTTTGTTAAGCTCGTTTAAGCTAACCCACTGTGTTAACTGCTCACGGATAATTTTGACTTCGTTGTCTGTGGGCTGTTCTTTCCAATAAAATTTAAAAGCAGTGCCATTTTCTTCGTTGGTTTGAGTACTAAATTCAGCCAGAATGTCCAGTGCTGCATTGACTTCACTGTCCATGTCCATTTGCTCATACTGGTTATAGCGTTCAATTCTGTTAGGATGTCCAATATAAACTTCAGGCAAGTTGCTTTGATAATTTCTATAGGTCATATTTTGAGCCTGCGATCCATTGATAGGACTTACTGCTCCAGCTACATTTGCTACCCTAAAATACTTTTTCCAAGACATTAAACTTTTCTCCAGTCAGATATTTACCTAAAAATTAAGCCAATGCATTGAATATGCTTCTATTAGAATCTATCAGTTCACCCATTTTATCATTTAGTGTTGACATTAATCCATTCTGATCAGTCAGTGCCGCTACTACTTGTTCGTTGTTATTATTTGCAGTAACCAATGATGCAATTTGTGTTTGTAATCTGGTAATATCAGCCGCTAAATTACGAGATTCATTTTCAGTTGATAATGATGCCAATTTTGTAGCAACTATATCAGAAGCAGCAGGTGCTTGAGATACTGATGTACCAGGTGGAGTGGCCGGGGCAGCAGGAGCTGCCGACGATGAATTAGAAACCACAGTCACAGGAATCGGCGATTGGCCTGGATTCACTGACACTGGAATATTTCGATTTCCTGAAAAAAGGTCTCGCAGTATTGATAGAGCGTCTGATCCCGATCCACGCTCTGATCTATTAGGAGGAAGATCGAATCCCATTCTTTTAAAAATGTTATCCACCATAGCCCCAACGGCGTCGTTAAATTTTTGTGCTTCCATTGGCATTTTTTTAAGATCTTCCAATAGACTATTAATACCTTTCTGTGTTTGTACTATAGACAAAGTCATTTCATTTAAATATCTTATAGTACCTCCAATATTTTGCATATTAGTTAATACCGTTGAATCAATTTCTCTTTGAACTTTAGCTCGATCTCTTTCAGCATCAACAAATGCTTTAGTAGCAGGGTCAGATACTGCACCTCGTAAATTTGTTCCTTCCTGTATCATTCTTTCTACAGTGGCCGGCAAATCTTCAAAAAATCCCATATTTGCAATCAGTGAAGCGCCCTGTTTTGTCATAGATTGAACAAAAGGATTCATTAACTGGGGCGGCAATTCTGCTAAATCTTCAATGCTTTCAGCAAATCCTCTATAACTATCTATGTTTGATTTTATAAATCCTGCATATGTTCGTCGGAATTCGTTTTTTCCTAAATTTATATTGTTTGCAAACATTTCCATGGTTTGAGCAACTTCTTGATTGCCATTGGCAAACGCTATCATTGCAGGATCTGTTACTTTACCTTGAGTTCTAATATATTCTTTTAGGTATTGTGCAGCTTCATCACCAAATTTACTTTGAGCAATTCCGAATGCTTCACTGACATTTGCCTGAGCCTCGGTGCTCATCCTGCTAACTTTCATTTGATAAGCCAGATCTCTTCTACGTTCTTCTTCTGCTTTTTTAGCAGCATCGGCACTTTGTCCAGTTATTGCTGTTAATTCTTTTTGTCTAATCAAATACTCTTTAATTGCGTTCCGTTGTCCGACATAGTCAAGGGTCGTAGCTTTGCCTATACTAGCTTGCAAAGCCATGAAATCTGCTGCTCCAGCACTTATATTTTCTATGCTGCCGTATAAAGCCAGTAAACTGTCCTCTTGATCGTAAAGATCCATGCCAAAACTAACTACTCTAGCTCCCGCATCAGTTATTGAACCTCCTAATTTACTCAATGATTCTATGTTACCGGTAATGACTTTACCAAACTGTAATAAAGGTATACGTAACTCTGCTGCAACTGCACCCATTGTTCCTATACTGCCGCCAAATGTTGCACCAACTTTGGCCAGTTCTTGAAATTGATCAGATACTTTTTGAGCACTTTCAATTTGAAATTTAATAACATCCGACAAAATTTCGGCTGTAGCTGCTATTCCTGCAGCCGCTGCCTCACTGGCTCTACCAAAACTAAAACCTTTAATAGAAAAACCACTCAATACTGTACCAGCTGCTGTAACACTTTTAGTAAAAGTATTAGTAATGAAATTTAAAGTAGGTATAACACTGGAAAAAGCTTTGTCTGCACCGTAGATGCTGGCTGTTAAACTTGTTAAACCACTTACAAAACCAGTGCCCACACTTAAAGCAGCACCAAAACCCGATGCGAGTCTACTAGAACTACCCTGCAATTGTTGTAAAGATTGTGCAGTCAACGTGGCTGCATTAGTTTGATTGTTACTGGCTGATGCAGTTTTACTCAATGCAGACATTAACTGCTGCATTGCACCAGTGGTGTTATTGGCTGTTAACCCAAGTTTTTCCAGCAGTTGTTGTGTTCTTTCATCCATAATCTATTTTTTTGTAAATTTACCAAGATAAGTATTAATATATTTATTGGAATAAAATATGGTTAATAGTGCTAATCCTTTGGCTAAACATTTTAGACAGCCTCAATTATATCTTAAATTACCCAGTCATGGACGTTGGTACCCACCGGGCAGTTTAGAACTACCAGTCACTGGAGAACTACCAGTTTACCCAATGACTGCCAAAGACGAGCTAATCTTAAAAACTCCTGATGCACTGTTAAACGGACAAAGCACAGTGGAAGTTATACAAAGTTGTGTGCCTGCTATCAAAGATGCATGGAAAATGCCTGCCATTGATTTAGATGCAGTGTTGATAGCTATACGTCATGCAACATATGGTCCTGGCATGGATTTTGTCAGTGTTTGCCCACATTGTCAAAGAAAAAATGAAAGCACTGCGGATCTTGGCGCACTATCAGCGCAGATAACCTGTCCCGATTTTGATTCCACTATAAAAGTAGAAGGGCTTGAAATTTATATCAAGCCTCATGATTACCAACAATTTAACAAAGCCAGTTTAGAAAACTACGAGCATCAACGATTATTATCTGTGGTGGGAGATGACTCGTTGAGTGAAGAAGAAAAATTATCAAAATTCAATGTTGTTTTTCAAAGATTATTAACTCTAACAGTTGAACAAATCAGTAAAAGTGTGGCTGGGGTTAAAACCGAAGAAGGTGTTCTAGTAGAAAATCCGGAACAGATTTATGAATTCTTTCAAAATTGCAACAAAACAGTGTGGGACTCAGTTAAAACAAAACTAGAAAGCTTTGGAGAACAAAGCCCACTTAAAAAAATTCCCATAACTTGCGAATACGAAGATTGCAACAAACCCTACGAAACCCCATTAGTTTTTGAGCAAGCAAGTTTTTTCGGATAAGGCTTTTGAGTTTAGACAATGAATCAATTGTTGAAATGATCAAAGATTTCGACAAAGATTCAAAAGCCCTTAAGAAGAATATATTAAAAATTTGTTGGCATATGAGGGGTGGGATAACTTATAGTGAAGCATTGGAGATAAGTTTCCAAGAAAGAGAAATCATTAACAGTATTATCGAAGACAACATTAATACCACAAAGGAAACAGGATTACCATTCTTTTAAGATGTGCTACGCACATCTATCACTTTCGCTGTCGCTCAGTGATATATTTTAATTAAAGAGCGTAGCGATATAAGTTTCATCCAGATTAATCAGTCACACTTTGCCCGCACAGGGCAAAAATGATAATGCTTCATCCGAGTAGCACAGTCATTAGCGTTAAAGCAATTACAGAGGCGGTTGTCCGGTACCTCGAGCTCAGTTCTTATCACAACGGCAGGTTTATATCTATACGCTAACATACATATAAACCGTGTAGCATCACTGCTACGTCTTTTCAGCCTTTATATTCCTATTCAAACAACCAAATTGCGGCATTGGCAATCTTCATCCTTTCGGGTAGTGGTTGAGTGCTCACTAGCACGGTGAGTCTTCCGTCCCTGCGATCCGAGATCCAGGTCTAGGGCACATGATATTGACTTGTGCGAGTCTTAAATGCTTAATTTATTTTTTATATGGGAGCCATGGATACGACAATTGATTATGCCGTTGTAATATTCGTCTGATTCTAATACACGCCTGGTAAATTGTTCTCTTGCTTCAATATAACTACAAATTGCTTTGGAATTACAATAGTAAAGTATTTCTCTGGTAAAATTGTCTGAGCCTAATGTTTGTACATCTGTTTGTAACTCAGGACTTGAGCCATAATAATCTCTCCAGTCACTGTCAACCTTTGAGCGAATTTTCTTTTTCTTTTTAGTACCGTTTTTTAATTTTACTGTTTTTTGAGTAGTCTTACTGAATTTTGCCAGTTTTTTGCCGATGTATTTTTTGTTTGATATTTTGTTTGTGATAAGATATACAAATCCAACACAACTGTCGGGTAAATTCTCAACTTCTGAGCCTTCGAATAACCAAGTCATATTGTATTTGTAGAGATTCCATGATGTGTACTTTAATTTATGCCAAATAGTCTAAGTTACAATAAAATGTTATTTCTTCAATACAAGTATTTGAATTTATTTTTAATCCATAATTAATAAAATTACATACGTCAGCTAAATTAATTCCGTTACCGGTCCAATTTGGTCGACTTCTACTTAACTCGGTGTCCAGTCTATCTAACGTAATTAATGTTGTTTTAAATGGTACTTTGTTGTGTTTAAATGCCTGAGTGCCCTGCTTACTAGCATGTTCTAATGCTGCTTTACTTACACGATATGTTTCAAATCGGGGTTCGGGCGCAACAACAGTCTTCATACCTATACTGCCAATATTAAATATATGACCACTTTTTCCAGCAGCGGCCCATGCATCATACACTGCCATATAGACATTTGTCTGTGCAAAATTTGCCCAGTCTTCCTGCGGCGGCCCGTCGAATGCATTATTAACAAATACATCGTAGTTCAAACTGATTTCAGCAATTTGTTTATGATCTCGTGTGATATCGATGCCATCTGCTCTACTGATACTGGTTCCATTTAAGTTTTTAACTAGCTCTAATCCCAGTCCTCTGTTGCCACCTGTAACTAACAATTTCATCTAATAGATCCTCCTTGATCCCATACTTTTGTAAATTTTGTTCCGCAAGTCATTGCACACTCAAATAATCTTTTACTATTAGTAAACGAATTAATTAAATCTGTCCAAAAAACATTATCAAAAATTTCTGTCAATGATTTATGTTTAATAGATAAATTTTCTAATCCATACGATTCTAAGAATGTTCTGACTTGATTTTTACCATCAACAGTGCTTAATGAGTTTGCCCCGGGCAAGCTATTATCCCTAAATCTGGCATCGTATAAATTATGATTAAAGAAATTGCAAGGAAGAACTAATCCTTCTGCATTAATTGCAACTTTGTTACCCAATAATGCATCGCATTCAATTGGGGTAGTTTTGAAGTATTCTTCTATATCTGTGTATTGCTTCTTTAAGGTAGGCAATAACATCATACTCTTATTTCTGTATTCATTGTTACTCGGTGGTTCAATGACAAAGTCTGATTTTGCAATAGGCCATGTGGCCATTTCAGTTAAATTTTGAAAATTTAAGAAACGACCAGTTTTACGAACAAGCACATTAAAAAATCCTAGTTCTTTGCCTAACTGTCGAACCATTTCAACTTGATGTTCATTGTGTTTGAAAACAATAAAGTTCCATTGAGCTTTTCCTCCTGCAGAGATAAATGCTGTTGCATTTTCTATAACTTTGCTGTATTTTACATTGCGCCGGTACAAATGTAAAGTATCTTCTAGTCCATCTATACCAAAATCAATTTGACCGTACCCGTTGAGAATCTTAGCAACTTCTTGCCAATATTTTATATCGTGTACTCCGCCGTTAGTGTGTATATACAGCCACAGCGTTGAATTTTTACGTCTGAAATCTCTGAGAATATCAAGAAACTCTGGGTGCATGATTGGATCCCCGTAGCTTCCGCAAAAGAACACTTGTCTAAGCCCAGTGCATAATTCTGTAGTAAATGCATCATTAATAACATTACGATTTAAATGTACTAAAGGCATATAAGGATTAATACCTGTTCCTAAATTATTTCGTGGGCATTGCGGACAAGCAGCATTACAGTAGCTAGTTATCTCAATTTGATATTCGTCGATGGTGTCTAAATTAAAGGTCTGGCGCATTTAAGAAAAAGTCTTTGGCTTCTTTTAATATATTATTACTGGTTTTAAAAATAGTATTTTCTAAATTAGGTCCTAGTTTTCTATTTTCAATAACCCACTCTACGAACGGGTTAAAAAAAGTGTATTTCCAAGTACCATTATGTCCTAAATATAAATTTGGACTTATAAATCTAGGTAATTCTTGATTTTTTGCAACTATAGTATCAATATACGATTTACTATATACAGGCCAAAATTGCCCACTTTGTAATTCTTTATCTAATAAAGTAACTTTATCGATAGTAACTTTTTTTATATAAACGTACTTATCTACTGCAATGGAGCCGTCTGGATTATATATATGATCTTCATCTGTTTTACCGTAGTGAACTATCTTCAATTCGTGCTCGCCCAAGTTTAAATCAAACTCTCTTTCAAATAATTCAATAGCGGCACCATCGTAGAGTACAACATAATCATCAATAATAATTTTAATGGTAGGGGTTCCTAGTTTATTTCCTACTTCAAATTCTATTTCCAATTTCATTAGTGAATGACTCCTGCAAGTCGATTTAATCTAGATTTATAATTATCCATCAAAACTCGTAGCTGATCATCCCCTTTCCAAAAAGTATATCCTAGTTTAATTGCATACTCTTGTGCTTCAATTCTTCGTAAAATACGTTCTTTGTAAGTTAATGTCGGATTAATTTCACAACTCCAGTCAGGGCCACTAGGACGTTGATTATTGATGCCTACAATTTTTAATTTAGGATATTCAGCCCAAATTGGTGTACCTTCTTCTATGGTTAAGGTGGTTCCTAAATTAACTCCAATAATAGTTCCATCTGCAACATACGGTTGATACCGTTTTAACATATCTAAAGTTTGTTCAAAATCTTCCCTTGTTTCGGTCGGAAATCCTACAATAATTAAAAAATACGCAGTAATGCCATATTTGCTAAACATTTGCATTGTATAGTCCAAATCTTTACCATTAAACCCTTTACGCATATCTTGACGTACACGATCACTGCCAGATTCGACACCTATGACCATACATTCTGCACCAGCTTTGCCCATTAATTCAAAGTCGCGTTCTTTCATTTGCTGTTCGGATCTAACAATATAGTGACTACTGTACTTTAGGAACCTATTAGGCAACTCATTTGTATGATAATAATCTACTAAATTTTTATTGAATATTCTAAAGTCTTTTACACTACCATTACACAATGCGTCATGAAAAAAATAATCTCTGACTTTATATTTTGTATAGTAATAAATTATTTCATCAAATAAACGCTGGCCTTTTTTATAACGAAATCCGCCGTGCATAGTGGGTATATCGCAGAACATGCAACTTCGTACACATCCCCTACTAGTTTCCATAGGTAGTACGCCGTGTTGATACCCGCTGTGATACTTTAAAATATCAAAATCGTCGAAGTTCATGAATGAATGACTATTCACGTCGCTATGAATTGCAAATTGATCGCTGTCTACTCCAACGGCATCAAATGTTTCATTGACAATAGAATCCAACGTAGATTCTACTTCGCCTCGGATCCAATGGTTGATTAATCCCTGTTTTTTGAGATCGTGTGCAAATATTGGCCTTGCAGCAAAACTACCATTTTCTTCTCGGATTAGTCCCTGACCCCCCACTATAACCGGAATATCTGTTTGTTCTTTCCAATGAGTTAAAAAATCTTTGGTAAATCGTTGTCCTTGCCAGCTAAACACACTGATCATTAACCATTTTGGGTCATAAGTTTTAATTTTAACAACCCATTCGTTTATCCAGATATTATAAACTTCTTGTTCCTTGTCAGTCAGTGTTTTTTGATCATTAAAAAAATATTCATCAATTGACCAATAAAGTTGGTCACCATATAAATTTCTAAATTCATTATGAAAGTTTAAATTAATATCCAGTATTTTAGAGTCACGACTCCTTTCAGCCAACATAGATTTAATAATTGCAGGCGCCGCCGCCGGACGTACTGCTGCTATTCTGGGAACAGACAGAATAACTGCAAACATTACACTATCTCCACATCAGTATTGTAATTAGTAAAACCGTTTTCTTTGACAACTGTTAAAATATTGTTAACTCGACCAGCTAGCTCATCCTTATGTGATACTAGCCAAACACTTTTATTGCTTTCGCGACTCATTTT